CTGCCCATCCATTGTTGACTGTTATCGTTGCTTGAGCAGTTTCAGTATTGGCGACAAGCACGCTATCGCTGGCCACACATCCTATCCCAGTCTTGCTGACTGTTACTTGCCAAGGCCCACTTTCCCCAGCATATGACATTGTAAAATCTATCCAGAAGTTGCTGTCTGAACTTGAGGCTGATGAAGGAAATGCTGTTGTTACAGAATCTTTAAACCGTCCGTTCTCTGTCCCTGCCGTGAGGTTGCCTGTCGAATAGGACGATGCAAAGTAATTGTTGGTTTTAACAAATGCTGCTGTCGGAATGTGAACGGATACAGTGTAATAGGTATCTGCAAGTATATCCACTGCTGTTCCTAATGCCATTGATTGCCAGCCACTTGCAGATTCACCAGTGAATGTCACTTGTCCTAACAATGTACCAGAAGCATCCCATACGCTACCAACATGGGTTCCTGTCATGGCCTCCGACTTGTAAAACCATACATGGGTGAGCGTCCCCGCCACGGAAGATTTAAACCTAACTCCAAGATTATTTGGCACATCGGTTGTCTCTGTCAAAGATGGTGTGTCTGAATGGTCAAATAAAGAATATGTTGCTGCTGCTCCACACGTCTGAGTGGAGTTGTTGGTAACGACAACGGCATCGCCTATTGTGGCAAAGTCGTTCCCTGCCTGATCTTCTATACCGTTCCCAGGTTGTGCAAAGTCAAGGGTAAGCGTTGAGCCTGCCGCAACACATGATGCTGTCTGGTAGACTAATGCTGTTGAATCTGTTCCCGAAATGTAGGTAAGCCCAACACTTCCACCATCATCGGTAAACGTCCATCCTCCACTTCCTCCTGCTCCATATTTAACGGCTTCATTAAACGTAAGGGTAAGTGTCCTTCCATCGGCAGAAAGAACCTGTGAATTTAACGTAGGGGCTGCCACATCTTCATTCGCTTCGGTCTGGAAGTTGATCGTAACTGTGGCACTCTCATTCCCTGTTGTATCCTGCGCCCTACAATAAACCGTATAATCTGCGCCACAAGCCCAATCATCGTTGACATAGGCATTAAGCCCATTCTGAATGGTCATCGGCATAGTCATATTGGCATAGGTTGTAGTTGCGTTACACGAACCACTGGCAAGACAACAAGCAGCCACTATTGTTCCTGATGCCTCAGTCATGGAAAAGCCTAAATCAAAGTTAGCAGATGGATTAGTACATGCTATCTGACCAGAAGGATAGGTTGAACCTGAATTTAAAACCGGAGCAACTGAATCCGTTATATCACGGTAAGGGTGAGGGTAAGAGTAGGGGGTGTATGTTGCTGTCCATGTATTTGTTGCCGTACAGGTATAGAGTGTCCCCGCTATCGGGTCGGTTGGATTCTGCCCATAACTTGCCGTTGGTACGGTTGAGCATGATTGATTTGTTGCCCAATAGCCTACACCTACCGTACAGGTTGACGGTCTTGCCGATAGTGTTCCGCATCCCACGCCCTTTGTTGCATCGAAGGTAGCCGTACCATCGTGAGCGTATTTTTTCGCTATGTATCCCCGTGCCTGACTTGCCACCGAGGTATAGGTTTCATTCCGGTAGTCAAAGTACAAATGGGTGTCCTTTACTACTTCAATGTTGTTTGTTGCACCAGTAAGGTTGTTGTAATCGTAGGCTTTGAGAGCGCATGGAAAAGCGGAACAGGTGGCACACGTTGGAGGGTTTGTATACGCACAAGCGGGACTTGCATGATTTGTGGGGTCACGCTCACTTGACCCTAACTCAACCAAAATACTTGATTGGGTATTTGATGCGCCATAGGTGTTATTCCAGAAATACCCGTAAGGATGAAACGGCCTGCCACTTGACGTAGAGGATGAACATGCCTTATACCCTGCATAGAGGTTGGTTTTCCCATAGGTATTGGTCGCGGCGCATGTGGCAAAGTTAAGATCTGTGTTTGACCCATAATGGTATGTATCAGCATAAGCGGCGGTAACAAGTATTCCTGCCACCTTTGCAGCATCACTCTTGTTGTAAAACATATAATGTGAAGATGAACGAGCATTAAAGAGGTTATAATTCTGGCATGGGTCAGCCCCTCCATCAGCCGTGCATCCAGTACGAAGGGTAAACTTATTGCCGTACACTTCTGCCCCGAATGAGGGCATGGTATAGCCTAACTGTCTACCGTGAGTATCAGCAAAATAGGTGTATGCTGTAGCCAGCGAAGCATCGAAATGGTTGTAGCGAATTACAACATACCCCCCGTTTCCAGCGATAATGGCAGGCCCACCAAATGTGGAAATATAATTGTCCTCTACAAAAATAGCGTCTTCTGTACCTGGAACCCAACTGGTGTATAATGAACTTGTCCATGCTGAGTTGAAATTAGCTGGACTATTAACATTACCGTATGCAATAAAACCAGACGAACCTTTATTGATATTAGGTTCAAAAGTACATCCGTGGATAACTCCCTTAAAATACCCTATAGTGAAAAAGGTATTCCCCTGCACCCCAAATGAGTTCTGTGCAGCCCCACCATTAGCAAAATATACACCCTTAATGTGTATTGGCTTGATAACAGTGGTATTTGTACTCCGTATAATGAGGGCTATATTGTAAGTAGATGTCGCAGTATCTTTCTGATTAAAGTAAATATCCTCCACCTTTATCTTGTTGGTGCTATCTGAATCAGAAATATTGAAATAAATCATGGAGCTTGTGGTATTACCATTGGTCGGGAGTTTATTGTTTAACCGTGTACCAGATGTTGATGTTGCCATTCCCGTACCTTGCAGGGTGATAGCCTTTGTGATCTGCAACGATGTCGTCCAATCGCACGACCCCGCAGGAATGATAACTTTATCCCCTGCCGATGTCTTTGCCACCTCTGCATTCACATGGGTATAGGAACATGAATCGGCGGTATAGGTTGTACCAAAAGATAGTCCATAGGCAACCATAAGGATAAAAAGAGACAGAAGGAAAACATTTCTTATGCGAAGTATCTTCATCGAACGCACCCATAGATGTAGCCATTATTGTTTACTGCATTTGCTGATGCTGTATCGCAGGATGATGTACCGTAGCAGCTTCTTATTCCATCTGAATTAAAACTTGAACGAAGTCTACCATCCCCTGCTGATTCATAATTGCAGAACCAGTATGTCCCTGCGTCTACATTTACAGGAGAGGCTAAAGTAAACACATGATTTTGCGTTCCAGACGCTAAGTCTTCGTATTCTTTTACTACTGAGGTACCCGTAACGCAGGTAGTCCCATCTGGCAAGTCTGTACCCGCATTATGGGGTAACAGACATACCGTAATTTGAACCGTATCAGATGCCCCACGGTCAAACCTGCTTATATGTTCAGTCAGCGTTATATTTGAGGCCAATACCCATTTCACACAGCCCCATGTTGCCCCTGCCGAACCATCAACCGCAGAATAAAACGCCCCTGCCGTCTGGTCTGAATCGTTGGAGGTAGTACATGCTTCTACTTGGTTTTTTGTTACCATCATCATAGCAGAATGAAGGTTCATCCCCATGACAGGAGTAACGAATAACAAAAAGATAAGGATAGTTTTGACTATCATAAATCCCCCGCTTCAGCGTCAGAATCCCTATCGTAGCAGTACCAGTTTGTTCCATCGGACATACAGGTAAAGGTATCGCCAACTGCGGGGGTTGGAAACTGGATGTAATCCTTCCCGCATGTCCTGTTCAGACAGACCGTATTCGCTGCTGCTGCCGTCAATCGCCAGTATTTATCTGCCTCTGCTGATGTAGCAAGGGCAACAAAACATTTCCCCGCACCAACAGCAGGAAGGGTATTATTGATATTTGAGTCTGCTTGAGAAGCATTGTGGATGATTGGACAAATGCCAGGTATTAATGTAATGGTAGTCGAGGCTGCATGGGCATCAATCGTTAAATCCTGATTTTCAATATGTCCATCAGAGTCTTTATATACGGCATGTGAAGCTGTCGAGTTATCTGTTACCTTCGCCCCGCATGATTTTAAGGTATATCTTGCATCCTGCACATTCCCGCATATCATCTGTTCATCGGTGATTTCTTCCCCTGCCTCAAAAGTTCCATCACCGTCAGCATCAAATATATATGGTTGAACTAATTCATAAATATCAGAGGGTGACATGCACACCATTGTTGAGGTTGTACCGTCAAAAACATAAAAACATCCTGGCGTTGTTAGCACCCAATCACACACACCAGCAGAGGTACAGGCCCAAGTGGTAGTGGTGGCTGAGGCTGCTGCCGGCGGCGTGATAGTTGAATCATCGGCAAGGGTAAGGGTAGTCACGGTTATATCGTTCGGTACATCTGCATCCGTTAAGGCTGCACAGGTAAGGTTGCCATTTGCTGCTATCGTAGTGGCGAACTGGTTCGCTGCACAGTCTGAAGGATTTGAAGCTAAAGCCGTGGCGGTAGAGGCTAAAGTAGGCGTACCCCATGAATATGCCCCTGCTCCATCATTAATAAGAGATCCTGCCGCGTCTGTCGGCAAACTGAGATTAAATATATTGTCGAGGGTGATTGTCGAATAGCCGTCCTTTGTAACAACTACCTTATATTCCTGAGTAAAGGCATAATCGGCCACATCAGCGTAAAAGGTCCATCGTCCGTTGCTGTCTGAGGTTACAGAGGTAACGGAATCACCCCCGGTTGATGCTTCATACACATTGGCCGGAGTCGTTGTCCCTGCAAGGTAGATCGTTACCGTTGCAGAGCCCAGCACTGCCCCCCCCGTAGATCTCGCTATTCCAGTATATTTTAATCTCTGCGTTGCATCGGCTGGCGTGGTAAAGCCTATTATTACCGCGATAATAAATAGGCATAGAATACGGTTGAATGTTACCATCTTTGTTCCCCTCTTAGTCACTTGTTCTCTTGAAATGGATTTCTAGTGTGCCGGTTGCCGAATTTACTGAGTTGTTGGCAAGGGAAAATACCAAGGTTCCAGGGACCGGGACACATGCCCGTTGACCGGAGACGCTATCGACAATGGGATAGGCTATCTCAGTGTTTGCCGTGTCTCTATTCTCTCCTGCCCCTCCGAGTAAGTCCGCTCCGGCGTATTTCAAATACATATCATAGTTGTCTGTCGGTTGGGTTGTCCCTGGGTTTGTGATAATCTGACAGAGCCACTGATTATCAAATCCTAAAATGTTGAGGTCAGGAACGGTCGCAGCTGAGGCATCGGCGGTGAACGTAACCAGTACCTTTGTCCAGCCGTTTGCATAAGGTGTGACTGAGGTAATAACTGAGGTTCCCGCGCCAAAGGCCATACCAGCCCAGAAGATAAACAATACTGCAAGAATAAAAACTTTCTTCATCTTATTTGCCTCCCTTGACAAAAGTGGAATTGTTTGCTATTACAAATACATGGTGCTTCTGTTCTGTATCTCCGTGGCCGGTCTGTTTAGCCCGTTCTGGTGGCTGGCAGCTATGGTTATATTTGGCTGTCTCATTTACTGGCTTGTAGAATTTATCAGGCTGTAGACTATTCATCGGCGCTCCTGTAGTTTTGTGCCGCTCCAGCCGCTATTCCTGCCCTGACAAATGGTACGGGAATGGGTTTCTTTCCGGCCTTTGCCATTGCTTTGCCAAGTGCAGCTTTAGCTTGTGGGTCTTCAAATATCCTCTTTAACATAGCCGCTAATCCTGCTCCCGGGTATCCACCTACGACACCGCCTGTCATGGCCATGAGAGTATCACCCATTCTTATAATGTCATAATTTCGTGTCCTGTTAAGTGCATTTTCTAATATTTCCTCAAGATTGATAAGAGCAGAATCACGAGCATTAAGGGTGGCAAGTTGCGGGTTCTGTTTAACAAGTTCCTCTTTCAAGCCACGGGCAAAGGCTTTATGTGCCTCAACTTGTGCACTCTTTAACTCGCCGTAGTGTTTACGGTTTAGCACATAGATTGCTTTCTTCATCTCCTGGGCTTCTTCTGGGGTTATAAATCCATCACTAGCGAGCTTTGCCTGCCAATCATCCAGAACATTAATAAATTCATCTGCAACACCTTTGGGAAGTTTCCGGTAAAACGTCTTGAGGTCATCAATCCTTTTTGCTGCCTCTGTGGTATCAATAGCCCCTACGTTTTTTGTGGCAGTTGAGCCGGGAGTTTGAAAAGTAAAAGGCTGTCCTTGCGCATTAACAATATTCTGTGATGTTACAGTCTGTGGTGGCGTTGTAATCGTGCGTGTATTCGTTTTAGGAATTGCTTTTATTGTGTCGTCAATCTCGGTATTGATGTCATCAATGAGATTGCCTACTTTCCGTAATCCTTTTTCAGACAAAGAAATATCCTCTTTGATAAAAGTATCAACTGCCTTATCGCGTATTTCCTTTGGTACTGACTTTGGGGGTATTTTTAAAGCAGACTCAACCCATTTTCTTCCTTTCGGCTGCATCCATGACATGAGAGGCTTTGTTACTGCCGGTGTCAAACTTCCTACCAATGCACCTGCCATTTCTGCGCCTGGACTGTCCGGTGCTATTGTCCGGGCTGTGCCTACGCCTACCCCTGCACCTACGGTTGGCCGAGCAACTTGCATAAAGGATTGTAATGGCTTCCCTGCCTTGCTGAGTATCCCTGCTCCGCCTGACATGGCATAGGGTATCTGCTCGAATGTCGCTCCTAAGACATTCTCAACGAATCCCTCCGGTTTAAGGGTCTGGGGTGGTAATATTTTCTCTTTAAACCATTCAGAACCACCTACGGGCTTATCAGACGGAGTTACACCAAAGAGTGATGCAATAGGAGATATTGCCGTATTGATAATATCAACAGGCATGCCAAGCATATTAGCAATGCCTTTGTTTGCTCCCTCTGCTCCGATAATAGGCAATCGTTTCCAGAAAGGAAGGTCGGGTTGGAACTGAGGTAATTGATCCCCTGCCGGTGCTGCTGCCCCTTCCTTGTTTATCATCTCAAGGGTAGAGGTACTTACTTTGGCATAATCACCCCTTGATAATGCTTCGAGGTCGGGAGTTGGTATCTTGGTATAATCGAGGCCCATTATTTGCCTCCTTTCGCCCTTCTTTGCAATTCTGCCTTAACTGCGTTCATATCAATTCCGCTTGCTGCCGGTGACGGTAAAGGACTTGCTTCAATGGGTTGATATACTTTCCCGATATTCGGCGCAATCTGTGTAATTCCGTTCAAGGTTTCGTTGTAATTCTGTACTTTGGCCTGTGCCTGTTTTTTATAGGAGTTCAAGAGTTCAATAGCTGCTTGCTTTGAAGATCCTCCACCTCCTGAAATCTTCTGCATTAACTGTTGTTCCCATTCTGAGACAGGACCGGGACCGACAATATCAAGCCTCATAGGGCCGATAATAACGCGGGTAAGGAGTTGAAAAGTCTGTGCATCATTTAACCCTTCCGACGATACGCCCATCATTTCAGCGTATGGCGCAAGGAAGCCCTTAACCTGTCCACCTTTACCCGTTACGCCCTTCTTGACAAGCTCTAATGCCCTGTCAATACGTTCAATGTTATTACCCTGCGTTCTTGCATCTGCCTTTAGTTTCGGCAATTCGGTAAGGGTTTTGGTGACGATCTGCTTATCAAACGGGCTTTGGTTGCCTTTCGCTACTTCGGCAATTAATCTTTTTGTGGCGATATTATCAGCCGCAATTTGTTTTTGTACTTCCCGTTGCTGTTCCCGGTCGTATGCCGTTTGCTCTCTCGCCAATGCCTTTTCTTCAAGGTTGGCTTTGTTCCTCATTAACGGCGTGACGTTGCTGAGTGCTGCTGTTCCCTTCACTCCATTGTATTCAAACGGCACTAAGGGATTTTCGGCCCGTTTCATTTCCTCTGCCTGCCGTTCCTTCACCGCTCCCCTCTTTGCCGTCAAGAATGGCATAGCATGTTTCATACTGATAGGTTTGACAGCCTCAAACGCTTCACCATAATACTGCTCGTCCGGTTTCGGTGTTCTCTCGGTGATCATGCTTGTCGGGTCTGCAACATCATACCCCTCTGGTGTATTTGTAATTCCCGATGTTATCCTCTCGTTGATAATATCAGGAGAAACGTTTGCAAGGGCTTGATTTGCCTGTTCCTCCTGTTGCATAGCACGCATCTTCTGTGCTGCATCGGCAAGGTAGAGTATGGAATGGACTTGCTGTAATTGTTGTGCTTCCTGTTGCTGCCTCAATCCCTGTAACTTTACATAGGTGTCGAGAAGGCTCATTTTTATCCCCCGTATTGCTGGCCCATTATCTTTGTCAGCATTTCGACCAACTGTTGAATATTTGCCCCGCCCCCACTCGCTAAAGAGGATATGCCTTTCATACCAGGAAGCATCCCCAGCATTCCTGCCCCGCCTAATCCGAGTTCGGCAATGTTGGACAGTGCTCCGGTTGCAGCATTTACGCCCTGAACGGTTTTCATAAAGTCATTCGGCTGCGCCCTTCGTGCGTCATGCCCGCTTCGCCAATTAAGCCCTGTTTCTATGTTCTTCCAATAGTTACTGTTTGCCTCGTCTATCGACTGTTTACCAAGGGTTAAGCCCCTGTCCGTGTATGCTCCCCGTAGCTTGTTGGCAAGGTCAAGAAGGCTGTTGCTGTACTTGTTCCCTGCTTTCTCAAGGGATAATGCTGCTGCCGGTCCTTCCACTCCCGACTGTGTCAATCTCCGTGTGAGGTCTGATAATCCAACATCCCTTTCGGCAAGCATGTTCTGACGTGCGGAGGCAAATTCGGGCAAATCCCATGTATTCAGCTTTCCCGATGACAGGCCGTAAGCCTTGCCTATCTCGTTTTCTCTCAGCCGTTTCCCCATATATTTTGCTACGTTCATCGTTGCCTCCTATAGGTCGTCAATAAAACCGATGATTTTCACCCCATATCTTGCACCTGTTGCAGACGCTTTCCAGTACAGTGTGTATTCTTCGGGGAGATTTAATTCAAAAAATGTACCTCCTACCGGTTGATAATCGGTACTTGCATTAACTGTAATTATAGGTATGGTAACTCCTATACCACCTGCTATACTGTTTACACTGGATATTGCCATGCCATATTCTGCTACAGTATTAGCAGTTACTCCAAAATATCCGAACACTGATTTTGCCGTTGGCGGGACGGCTGTCCTTATGTCCAATGCCTGCCATGTGTCCGCATCATCAGGGTCGCCATCTTCTAAGACAAAGGTCGTATCAGAATATCTGTTCCCATATTGTGTTGTCGTGATAAGGTTTCCGCTTCCATTCAAATAAGAGCTACCTAGCCTCCGATAAAAGGTATAGCCACTCGGTAGCGTTGGCGTTGTCTTTTCTTTACTTGATAATGAAGCTATATCGCCAGTAACGGGGTTGTAAATTGCGTAAAAATAAACCCACCCTGGATACAAAAACGCTGCCGCAACATCCCTGCCGTTTGCTACTGGCCCCGCAGTCCCAACATTGTTTGTAATGTCCATATTCAATATAGTAACGGTATTACTATTTGCATCAGCAAGCACAATGGCAGATGCGCTATATTTTCGTGTGGCTGCGGTTAAATATGCCCCTATAAGGTTTAAATAGTAACCAGATGGTACTGCTATCTTGGCCTGAGTCTCATGGACGTAGGATGAAGGCTCGATACTAATAACCGTAGCCTCGTCAATCGAAGTATCGTACAGTTCAAGCCTTCCATCTTCCCTTGCAACGCCTACGGCTGGAACAGTGTTGATAACCGTTCCCGCGCTGTCAAGGACGGTCTCGCTGACAAAATCCTCGGTTGATTGAACTGTGGTTGTCGAAGCCCCCGATTGCCCTAACTGCTTCTGCAACTTCTTAATAAGTTTTTCCTGCTTCTTTAACTGGTTGTTCAGGTCTTTCAATCCGTTCTTGTCAAAGTTGCGTATCATATTTCTCTCCCCTGCAAAGCAGACCGAAGCAAGCAGGAAAACCGTTGCCAGTGCCAAAACCGATGTCTTTTTCATCCTTCATCATCCCTCTAAGGTAAGGGGCAGTCCGGTAATCTCCCCTTTCAGTAAAATGGCCTCAATCGCAAGGTGTTTTCCTGCCACTGACGGCGCAATGGATAAGCCTATTTTGGAGCCTTTAAGGTAGTCGTTTACCCCCATGAGTTGTTCAAAATACGTTGTGTAGACGTTCGCTATATGTCCGGTCGATGGAAATGTCTTTGTTATGGTCGTGTTGAGCGTCTGATTAATCCTGAATTGAATGGCGATACCTCCCGCGCTTGCCTCTGCGCTCCTGCCTTTTACCCATATTTCTTTCAAGAGAACTTCTTCGAAGGGGTTATCGGTAATCTGATAATCCTTGGTCACAACTTCCATCGTAGAGGCATATCCGGTATCAAGCTGGTAAACGTAGCCGTTTGTGGTGGCACCGTACAGTTCCCCTGCGTCACCGGGACCGTTGAAGATGCAGAAACAGCATACCGTGTAATCTGAGGTTCTCCACTTCTGCTCGGGAAGGTAACAGTCGAGCAAGCTCCTTGCCCCGCCTGAAGCAGCCTTGACGGATAACCATAAATGTTTGTTCCGGTAAATGGCTTTCGTGTACGCATGGCTGTACGTGCTCCCTGTAAATTTATCTTCTATGGCATCACTGATCGGCCCTGTTACCTGTGAGCCAGACATCAGATACACTCCGTCATAACCTACAAATGCCCGTGAGCCTTCCACGTCACATGAAGCCCATGGACCCATGGAGTGCTTGACAACGCCTATTTCCTCAATGTCGTCTGCCGTTATCTCTGCAAGGTCTACCCTAATGCGTCGTATTCCGGTAAGAGTGTTGACAAACAGAACATCATCATCAGTCCAAACATCCAGGATCTTTGAATCAAATTTCCATGCCTGCAACTCGCTCCATGCATACCAGTACCCGCTATTGGTAAAATAGAGGTATTCAGGGTGAGCCGCGTCGCCATAGCCGGTGAGCCGGTTCTTGTAGGACGGCCCAAACTTGGTTATGGAAGGAAACCGGATAGTGCCCTGCGGTATGCTGTCATCTGTTGCTAAAATGCCTGTCTCATAATCCTCTATGCCCGTATAGTAGGTTGTTGTCGTGTTGTCCCATATAATCTCATCGAGCCGCGCTTCACTCCCTAATGAACCGCCCTTGCGGAATATCCATCGTCCGATAACGGAAGCATCCTGAGAGACAGGAATGAGGGATAAGACAGCCCGTGAGCCTGTCAACTCCACTTCATCACTCCACTCTGATAATGCCGACGGTTCGTTGTTGCTGTTCACAAAGCATGAGGCGAATTGGTAGATGCCTGTAAGCCCTGTTTTGCGTCTCATGTGGAGGTCGTCAAAATAGACCGTTACTGCCGTACCTGAACTTGCACCGTAAACAACAAATTTAACGGCTGCAACGTCAGCCCATGTCTTTGCTGCCGTTCCGATCTTAGTAAACTTACTTTTCTGAATTTCCATGTAGAGCCAGAGGTTATTCATCTTAGATATTTTCTGACCCGTCATGTTAAGCCTTGTTACTAATTCTTCCGGGGCGATCTCGTAGAACATGGAGTCCCCGTAATCTCCATCATTTATATCAAAGTAAACTTCTATCTTCTGAATAGTCTTGAAATGATTCCATCTCATATAAAAGCAGATATAATCGTCATCGGAGGATGTTTCCGTTGCCCCGAAGATGGATAAATCAACGGCCTTTACTAGGCTTGCGTTATAGCTTTTCTTGGCGGGGCATTTGATATAAATAGAAGTGTTACCCTCTACCTTATAATCCTTGTTCGTGTTAAAGCTCCCGTCATTACTCCACGCCCAGGCTTCCGTTTTCTCCATCGTGGCTATTGATTTTTCTGCTGACTTTTCCTCAAGTTTCCAATCGTCAAAGTACATGGTGCATGCGCCGGTTGTGTTGGCCTCGATCTCAATTCTGACAATCGCGCTCCAATCGGCTGTGCCGGTGTCGGTAAACGCTGACTTGGCTATTCTAAGCTGACTCCATACACCTGATGACGATGAATTAAGCCCTCCCGTTCCTCCTGGCGTAAATGTGTAGGTAAAATGCTTCGGCGTGGCAGTATCGGAATAAAGGCGTAATTTGATGTTCGTAAGGTTTGCCGTGTTGGTACAGTATACCCAACAGGTTATCTCGTCAGATGTGGGAGAGGCCACGCCGTCAACATGATAAGCAAGGTTTAAGGCAACGGTCTTGTATGCTGTATCTTGTGCGCCAGTTCTGACAAGTTTTAAGCTCTTTGTCCCTTGTTTAACATAGCGGTAATCCATGTTGTTTGAAATGTTAAAATCGGTTGTCCAATCGCCTGTTGCGCCCTCAAAGTTCTCAATAACCTTGCCGTATGATACAGCCATGATAGGAGCGTTCTTGATATAAACATTGTCAAAATTAACAATAGCACTTCCTGTAACTCCCGTAAGATTCACATAGAAGCGGGTTATGTTATTCCATGCTGGCGATCCTGTAGCTGCAAACCGCGATCTCCTGATCTTTATATCAGTCCATTGGTTATCTCTCTGTAAAACAGCGTCTAATTCAGTCGGGTCGATTGTTGCCGTGTAGTAATTGCCGGATGAAGTGTAAAAGTCTATCGATATTGAACTCACATAGGCCCGCGTCCTGTGAAATACCGATATGCAGATAAAGTCGTTATCAGATATGCTTCCACCATTCGGAAACTTGGAGAAATCCTGAGCAGATGAATAGGTGACATACGCCGATACTGTTGAGGCTGCCGCTGCCGTTAATTTCAATGACCGTGAGTTACTCCCTGTCCTCTCCGTTGGTCTGAAATATACCGTGTCAACTTCAATGCCTGAACCGGTGTTTATCGTTTCGTCAGTCTCAAAATACGCAACCTTCTTGTAGAATCTCGGCGGTTCCAGTCCTGCTTTCTGAATGGCGTTTGTTCTCGGGTAGAACTCGTAGGCATCGTCGGTGCCATTGATGATGAAGGTTCTTTCTTGCCAGTTGACCCAATCATAGTCTACCCCTGCCGTTAATCCTGTCTGTAGGTCCCCCCATGCTGCCCCCGTATCGTACTTTATTTTCCCATTACACGCGACTAAAGTATCTTTGTTACCCAAGTTATCAAAGGAGCGGAAAATTCCATCTACGGCGGCCCCTGACTCAAGCTCCGTGTATTTTGCCGTTCTGCCCGGAGCCACTTCCAACACTCCCTTGTCAAAACTACAGTGGGCGGCAGTCTGAAGCATGCCATCGGGGATGTCAGCCCCGTTTTTGTCGGTTGCTAACCCTGACTTGTCAAACTTGAGCAGTAAGGACCATTCTTTCGCCATTATCCCATCTGTCCCCAAAAGTTAGAATGTACCGACACTTTCAGCCTCTTTGTTCTTGCTGCCTTCTTTAAAAGGATGGATTCATAGTCACCCTTCCATTTTGCCGCAGCGTCCCAATCTTTCAGCCGTTCACAGCACTTGTAGGCAATGCCCGCAATAATGGCTTCCTCATACTTATCTTCGAGAAGGTGTGTGTAGGTGTCCCCTGTCGCTGCCGGGTGAATGGCCCAATAGTAGAAATAATACGTCCATGCCCCTGACGGCTTGTTTTGCAGATAAATCTTCGAATCTTCCCTGACGACGGTATACCGTACCGGCAATGCGGCAACATCGGTATTTGTTTTAGACCATTTCAGATAGTCGTCCGGGTCCATCCAGATCATTTCGTAGGAGTCAACCGTCATAAAGCGCCTGTCGCTGTAATCCGTAGGCATAGTAATATATGCGGTATCCGCAGTTGTCGTTCCCGTGTCTGACTTTGCAAGAATGTTATACCGTTCCGTCATGTCACGGAGAATTTCGTCAAACTCGGTGGTGAGGGTGATGGACTGCCCTGACCGTCCGGCCTTCTTAATCCCTGCCGCGATCAGTACCGATCTCTGGCTCGCGCTCATTTGCCTGTCTCCTTCTTATACCCGCATACCGGACAGTAGCCGAAATCAAACGGTTCCTGAGTGTAGATATTTCCGCACTTCGGACACCTGATGCAAAACCCTGTCACATGCCCGATGGGGAGGGATATTTCAATGTCGCCGTCTATCTCAAGGGTGATGCTCCCGGCCATTTATTTCGCCTTTTTACCGGTCACGGTCGGTTGTCCGTCCTCGCCAAATGTCCTCTCCCACCATGCCAAGGCAGTATCCTTGTGGGGTGGAGGAAGGATATTGAACAGGTTCTTATCCTTGATAAACTCACCATTGGGGAGAACATAATCGCCCTGAATGGTCTCGAATATCCGCAGATCGCCGTCAACAAACATGCGCCGCGTGGTCATCTCCACGTTTCCGAGTTTCTTGTATGATCCTACTTCCTGTGTCTGGCCCTGCATACATCCTCCTAAATAAAGTTAGAGGGGGCCGGCTCGCCCCCTTTGGTCGGTTATGCGCCTATTGCAAAGGCTCTTACCGATCTGTTTCGTAATACCTGACCGTCAGGTATTTCGAGCGGTACAAGACTGTCAATATCCTCCGGGACACCATAAACCCATGTGAGGCCGCAAGAGTTGGTTGCGCTTACTCCGGTTCCCGATGTGAATGTTGCCGCCGTTGTCAACTTCTGCTTCGGGTAAAAGTTTGTTGGCTGCCACTGTGCGGTTGACCCTAACGTCATTGTGGTTGGGCCGATAGGCCATGACCCCACTGTGCTTGACTTTGTAGGTCCCGGCATCCATCCCGGCGTACCGATAAAAAGAGGCTGTTCGATGTTCCCGCCGCCGGAGAGTGTATATACCTGGCTGCTGGCCGAATTGACATCTTCCTCGATAAACCGTGAATTCAAGAAACCGGAAGCTGGCTTTTTGAGATAGGTGAATGTGATAGCTGCCGTTGCCGCGTTCCAGTCCTGAGTGGTAAGAATTTTCATCGTTGTAGCTGCCGGGTCGGTGTTCGTCCAGTCAAGGGCGTATTCTCCGGCTGCGGCTGTCTCACCCTTTTTAACTGGTGCAGGGGTGCTGATTGTGCCGTTAAGGTTTAAACCAACAATGAGGCCACAGAGAAACGGCCCTGCGGTAAGAAAACTCACAATGTCCGGTGTCCCTGCTGTGAAGGTTATTCCGTTGGTCGTGGTTGCCCCTGCGGTCATTGTCTCTGCTTCCACGAGGTTCTGAAATACTTCGCTCCATGCCTGAGTGATGTATGAGATCGTCATTGTTGCATAATTATCCGACGCAAGTGTGGTAAGGGTCGCCCTCGTGCCAGGTGTGGCGCTGTGCATATCAACGGCCATCGTGGTAGTAACGGGTGTCATTCCAGCCGGAAGAATAGTCACGGCTACGTTTCCAACTCCCGCATAAAGAGGCCACGCCATCGGCCAACGGGTAGTGCCTACTCCATTAGTCAAGGTAACTACTTCTTCGAAGACTACTGCCGGAGCCCTGCGATACCCTTTGAGTTTGTTGTTGGTCGCATCGTACTTCCAGACGATGTTTTCCTCGTCCACGCCGGTTATAATGAGGTCCCCTGTATATTTCCATCCAAGATTTCCAATGGCGGGTAATGGTATTCCCCCATAGGGGTAGGTCTTTGCGCCATCCCCGAAGGTGAGTAAAACAAAGTCAGAGGTAAGTTTCCCTAATTTATAGGGTCCGCCTCTGGTTAAAGTTATGTCTGTTGCGGCGAGATTTGCCATTTCTTCATCTCCTGTAAAGAGGTTTGCCGGGAGAGGATTCTCACCCCTCCCGGGTTGGTTGTTTTAAACGTCTACGCTGGCCTGAAAATCGCTGTTGTTTGCCTTGCTTTCTTCCCGTGGCACTGCTTCGAACCAGGGCTTCCAATAACCGGAGCCGCCGTTGTTTGAGAACACATACTTCAACTGGTCGCCTGCGTTCAACGAAACGGGGGTTGCCAACTGGATATAAACGATCTTCCCTGCTGCTGTTCCCGATGGAATGTGGATTACATCCACGGCTGTGGCATTGGTATCGCTTCCTGGCGTTACCCTTCGCGTCACGGTGCATGTTGCGGCGTCGGTATTCGTTGCAACGGTGATGAGCACGCCCACCGCGTACAGAGTACACGGCTGGTTGACATCGATATAGTTTGTCGTGTTAACCGCATTCCCTGCTGTATCCGATGTCGAGGGCGCGTTAAAGGGCATTATTACTGATTGGTTTGAATATGGCATGGTTTCACCTCCTATCCTATGAAGAAGTTATATGGCAGCCCTTAACCTTACCGGCTGTCGCTGTTGCGCTCCAAGAAAGACCGGCGCCGAGAACTCCATACCATGCGGCAGCGTGTACCCTGCCGAAGTCCTGTCCCATGTTTACCTGTGCCCTTACTTCCGGTGTTTCCACCTCTGCCATGACACAGAAGTCGTCGCCAAAGATTACCGCTTCGCCCAGGACTGAGCCGGTTCCCTTGTTGTTGGCAAGGTTTGTGGTGTCCTTGACCTCGATGCAGCGTATTGATTCGATCTTTCCCACTTCCGAGTTGTGGAGCACGTCGCCTTCCCTGAGATACTGTTTCCAGGTTTCAAAGGTAGGGTCATTTTTAATACCCCTCAATCCCTTTGTGGAGATGAGGCCGATATAATCGCCGTTCTCGTAGGGCGGAACGATGTAGGTATCAGCAAAAGCATCCCTGATGGCTGCAAGGTGCGCCACGGTGAGATTTGAGGTTGCCGATGTGGAGGCTGTGCCGTCCTCGTCAAATGTGCCTCCGGTCAATGAGGTCGGGATGTACTTCAGATAAACCGTTTTCATTGCAGTAGCATAGAGCCGGTCAAGGCTTTTCCTCATCTGCTCGGTTAAGGCTTTCTGAATCCTGTCCTCGGGGTCAAACTTGCTTAAAAGCTGGCTGATGTGAGTGAACGCCACGCCACGGCCATATTCGTAGACCGTGATGCCGACGCTTGTCTGGGTCATCGTGTCAATGGGGATGCGCTCTGTTTCTGTGAGAGCCGCACTGGTCGGGATGGAAAGAGCGTCAAAACGCATAATGGTGATCGTTTCACCTTTCTTCCGTCCGAACCCTGGCTCTGGCCGTACAAAATCAGCAAAGACGGACTCAACAACCGCTTGCTCTCTCAGCTTTGAACTGATCGTGTGCGATTTATAAGTACCGGTCGCTGTATCGTAATTCCAAGTCCATTCAGGCATGGAAAATACCTCCTATCTCAATTTTCTCCGTTCCTTGACAGCCCGGATTGCGTCACCCATTGTCTGTGTGCCTTCATCCTGGCTTGTTTTGGAAACCAGTTTACCTCCACGCTGCAAGATGTCAAACTTGCTGCGGTTCTTCTGTTCTTCCTGATAACGGGCGGTTTCTTTGCCCCTTATGCCGTCCACGATTGCCTTGCACTGAGCGATTGTCCAGGTAATCTGCTCGTCGAGAGACAGATTCTTGTCTGCCCATGCCGCCTGCGCCCAGAACAACTGCTGAATCCCTGGTATTTTGTCCAGTTCTGCCGCTTCAAGCGCCTTATCTACCGTGGTGTTAATAACTTTCAGGTCGTTCGCGGCTATTTCCTGGCGTTCCCGTTCTTCCTGCGCGGCTATCTTGGCAATATCCGCTTGCCCCTTCATCCATACTTTAGCCAGTTTCATGTTGTAGTCCGGGTCATCCGTCGATAGTTTGTTGGCTGCGTCTATCGTTGCGTTGAGTATCCGGTCCTGCTCAACCTCCCACTTGCCTTTCTGGTTGGGGTCGGCCTTCTTTTCCACTCCATCAATCCGCTTTTGCAGATCTTCGACAACCTTCTTGAGCTTTGATGTTTCAGTGGTCGATTCATGGAGCTTCTTCTCGGCCTCGCGGTATGCTTTCTCCGCTTCCTCGTGGCTCTTGTACTTCAAGGGCTTTTCTGGTGGCTTGTCCTCTTCCTCCACTTCTCCGAATCCTTCAAGCGGGGGCTTTGGCTCGATACCTTCCGGGGGCTTACCATCTGTTTCCTTGGCATCAAGGGAGGTGGTAAGTGTGTCCTTCGTATCTTTTCCGTCACCGTTTAACATTTCAGCCGTTACCGTTGTTGCCATTGTGTCACCTTCCAGCGTGTCCTTGTGGGGGCTGGCCTTTCTTTTATTTCAAGCCGCGTATCCCTGTGGGGGCGGTTGATTGCCTACGGGCAATAAAAAGAGGGCAGCACAAGTGGTATGAGCACTCATACTGCCCTCTAAATATTCTTGCGTCCCTTGGTAGTGGCCGCTACGTTCGGGAACCCGCTATATAAACTAAGTTATTTCACTTTCTCTCTCCGTAACATCAACAGTCTTTCTGCTGCTGCGTGTCCTATGTCTACCTGATAATTCAGGCTGCGTACCATGTTCACCAGGGTTGTGGCCTCTGAGTCGTTCTGAACGAGGATGTTAATTCTCGCTTCCAGTTTCTCAAGGACAAGGCCTACAAAATACTTGCCCTGCTCGGTGTTGATCTTTGCTTCTGCTTCCATACCCTTGTCTATCTGAGCCTCAAGAATTTTTTCTTCCCTCTGGCGTTTCTGGTTGATGTCAAAGGTCTTGGGGTTTCCGGTTAGGATGTCGGTCTGCATTATCTACCCCACACAGATTTATAGTTTTTACTAAAATAATCAGCCTCTTCCGGTGTATCAAAATCGATGTAATTATCAAGTCCTTCCATGTTTGGAACTGTTGTAAGGTTAAAAGCATCTCGTGGTGCAAATTCCTTTAATTGCCTTCCTACCTGATCATAGAGAATTGTCGGGAATACCCTGTACTTATTCCCTATTTGGCCCCATGACATCTTATGTGTTGCATAATTACCCTCTCCCATAGATAATACCGGGTAGTTTTGCCTATTGAGTATCCTATCCACAAAAGGCTTTTCTGCATTCTGTTGTAAAATGCTTTCAATATAGTCAACGAGATTAGGCATTTAACTACTTTTTCCCCTTCTTCTTTGGCAATCCCTTCTCCGGTGTGCTGGCGAAGTCTGATAACTGCTTGCCTGTCATATCCAAAACACCTTTGTTCTTCTTGCTTATCTTCTCGGGTGAGTATTTGGCCATTGCCATAAGTTTTCTCTGAGCCTTAGATATTGCTGGCATTTCCTGTTCCTCCCTTCGGCGGTAGTGCGGTCACGTTCCCGGCCTGCTGCATCATCATAGCCTCTGCCTGCATCTGAGATTCAACCTGTTCAATCTGGTCTGCTTCTTCCGGGGTCACTATAAACTTGGGATCGTAGAAACCAAGGACCGTGTTTGATTCCTTGAGCAATTCATAGGGTTTGAAATACTTACCGAATAACTCACTTTCCGCTTTCTGCATCATGAATTGTAGCCGTTCTATGAGGTCGCTGTTCTTGATCTGCGCCGTAACACCTGATACCTTGATGTCACAGTTTGATTCCAACATTTCAATGCGTTCCTCCGGTCCCATTTGCGCGAACATGGCAAAGGCGGGGCTGTCTGGGAATACCCTCGATATTGGCGGATAACTGTACTCGCTCCAATTCGGTATAATTGTTTCAAGAACAGCCTTGATAACGTGGATAGCTGCTTCCTCTATATCCTCTCCTATGCTGTCGAAGATACCCATAGATTGTTCGGTCTTAATCTCAACTTCGCCCTTCGTAATGTTGCTTCTCTGTCCTGGGAGCCCTGCCACAAACTGATTGATGAATGAGCCGTTTTCCCGCTTGCTATCATAGTATTGGAGGATTGCAAGTACCTCGTCCGTGTTCCTGCCCTGAACGTAGGCATCTTTTATAATCTCACCTTGAAGCGGTGCGTTTTCAGCCCTGAATATGGGCTTTCCAGGTTCAATAATTACGTCGGTTGGATCTTCCATAAGAAAACGGTTTATTTCCCGTATACGGTTTACTCGCCAATTAAGATCATCAATATGCAGGCTCATGAGATTGCATGACATGAGCCACAAGAATAGGCTTGATTCAATCAATCCATGACCTTCGAAGGCAAACATATCAGGCATGGGTGAAAACGATACTCCTGGCCATCGTAGCGTAGGATACGGCGAAGGCTCCGGGTTAAGAATGAGCACATCACCGGCAACCATGAAACGTGCGTTTGGCAGCAACATATTACCCTGCTTGTCAAGGACAACTCCCCACTGTTCGATAACCTTCACGGACTGTCGGTAGGTATTGCGTTGATGGTACTGCCCTTTCCGTCTTGCCCTCTTTTCCTGGCTCTCTCCTGCCGGCCATTGGTTCTCTGAGGCTGTCACATCTTCAAGCCTGACATAGCGCCCATTGTCGCCCAATGCCTTTACTCTCCACAAGTCCAGCCATTCCGTGTGAATCCAATAGTTTCCACTCCACGGATCTCTTGGGCTTGCGTCAGGGTCTCGGTGTATCTGCCAGGGTGGTACAAGGTCGAAGGTCAATCCAACTCCATCTTCCCAGCGCGGTATGATCTCATGAGATTGCCCGATAGCAAAGCCTAACTCGCAGGCATCGCTAAACTTGGTCCCGAATTTTCCATGTTGCTGGTTGAGCCAAAAGGTTAAGAGCTCGCGGTTAAACTGTGCCGTTATAGCGTCATCATCGCCCTGAGGATCTACGTTGAACCAATCGGGTTGACGGAAAGCCTTACGGACAATGCCCGTAGCCTGCTTGACAACGGCCATCATGTCACCTGTTATGACTTTGGCCTGCCAATCCTGCTTGTTGCTATAATCTATCGTGGCCCGGTATGCCTTATAGCACTCATCCCAGAGATAGCGTATGTCATGGGTGGCCTTCTCACTCTCTTTTATACATTCATGGCAATATTCCACATACATATCGGGGTTTTCATCCCCATAGGCCATAGCTGCTTCTTTTCGTTCCTCAAGTTCCTTGGGGTCGGTGATTAACTCAGGGTCTTGCTGTTTACGCCTTGCCATTTATCCCGCTCCACTTTATGAGATCGTAATTTCTTCGATATAGCTCCGTGTTCCCAAGGTGGCCTTTACACTCGGCACATTGACAAACCCCATTAGGAGGATGTGTGTTATGATTGCCCTCAAAGGTTGCAGAACATGACGTGCAAGCCCACCTTTCCTGATCCTTGCGCCTTGCCTTTCCTCTGAACACCTGTATCCATTTACTCATCGGATAACACCTCGTAATTTGGGGTTGTAAGCGTATGAAGCCCCTAACCTTGGCACTGGCTTCGTAATACTGCTCGCTCTGCCTCGATAACCTACAGCAAAAGTTCTGAAAGCATCTGATGCATGGCTCGCCCAATCGTGCTTCGGACGTGGTGCCAATACCTTCTTTTCCTCATCATATTCAGCTTTATAACTTTCAAGCGCCGATATACCTGGCTGGCATTTAACCTCGTCAAAATAGCATTGAGATAAAACATTTCTCACGGCTGGTATGTGGACTTGCATGATTAAATCAATATTTTTAGCTCGTTCTACAACCAGAATTGGCTTAATACCTAAGTTCTGTGCCACTTCACGCCTGCTCTTTGCTATCTCTCCATTTGACATTTCCCGCCCTTCTGCGTCATGCGGCATGTAGTGATTGCCATACACATAGGGTTTTTCTTTTAATATCTTGGCGTAATGCTCAAGGCCGTAACCAGTTGATTCGTAATAGTCGATGAAGTGATATTCCTTGCCGATGTGCTGCATGAACCAGATCGTCATAGAGTCGTCTACGCCCAAATCCCAAAAAGTATCAACCTCCTGGCCTGTCTGATGGGGTACGTTGCATATTCTTTTGTCTTTCCGGGCCTGTGCCATCTGCTTGGCATAATAGGAGCCATAAACAGCCCCTTCAAAGCTGCACTCATACTCCTGCAAATACAGCATTTCTCCCATTTCCGGGCCAAACATCCTGATATATTCCTGTCTTATGCCCTCAATCTGCACTGCATTAAATACGGGGGTGTCATGTGCTGTAAGGAGTTGTCCGAACCATCCCGGCGTAACTCTCGCATAATCATAGGTTGTTTTACCATGATTGTTTCCCCTGGAAGTGTAGATAAATAAAGCAAATCCATTGTTTTCTTCAAGAATTGGTGCAAGATACGCCCATGCAAGGGGTGAAGCTAAAGCCCATTCGGAAAAGACGATACCTACAGGGGGTGAACCCACAAGAGAGTTATAATTATCAGAGCCTACGAGCTGCCATGTCGAGCCATTTTTAAACTCAATGGCCATGTCATCCTCGCGGGTTTTCTTCCTGATCTCAAGAGGAAACGCATCATCAATTCTTTTCTTATTTGTCCGTGGGTTTACAGCTGTCCAAATGACTTTACGGGCCTGTTTATATTCTGGAAGCATGTGCCAGTAGTTGCCAATGCGCTGCGCTGCCTGAGTTGCAGTAAAATGCAGGGCAACATCATCCTTGCCCCATCGTCTATGTGCAACCTCAACCGCTCGCTTGCCTCCATTCTCAAGGTACGTCCAGAGTGCAAGTTGATCGGTGCGCGGTATCCAGTTGTTTGGGAGCCTAATCTTTTGCGCCAAACTTAACAACCTCCACGATAATATCCCCTGATATGTCGAGCTTATCCCGTAAATGGCCCTTGAGTTTTAATCCTGTTTCTATATATTTGTGCCTGGTTGGAAAATCATCAACGTCTATGAAATCCTTAGACATTGAATCGGCATCCTTCATACCTTCGCCGTTCTTGGCGATCACCGTAGCTGAGATCACCTTGGTTGCTTTCGTGCCTTCGAGTAGCCCCTGGAGAAGATAATCATCCGTAAGTCCTTTCTTTTCCATGAGTTGCTGAATGGTTTCACTAGTTTTAACTAGCTTCTCACTTGCACAACTTTTTGCCATTCTTTCCGAGTATCCTGCATCCCTCATGGCCTGGGCTGCACTTTTACCTTCGATGATACTTTTAACGAATTTTCTTTCTCTGATATTAAGCGGTTTCTTTTTAGACTTCTTAGTGGTAGGTGTTGCCATAAAATCTAATAATCACATTATTACCCCTGTGTCAATAGAAATCTTTACAGTAATAATTACAAACTGGTGAGCTCTCGCAATTATACTGGTCTGCTCACCATAGACCGAGGCAAGGAGAGGGTGCGCTAACCCTGGCGATTGCGAGTGCGCCGAACATGAAAAAGCGCGAGGTGCTCATTAAACTTCCTGAATATATAACTTGATGCCGGCAACCTCTGAGTATTTCTTTGTTGCCAACAACACGCTTATCTGTGAGTCATTATCGAAAAGAATACCAGACACGCTATCTAATAATGCTTTTATAAGATTGTCAATATCAGGCTTCTTTTCGTGGTAATGTGGTGCATCCTTCTTGAGCCCTTTGGCGTTATAGTGTGCCTTGGGTCGAGGCATACAAAAATCAACCGTCATAGTCAAGGGCCCTTGCATCTTAACCGGATGTGCATCCATGACCTGATACTTGATGTCCAGCTTGTAACCCTTTGATGTTTCAGGATCGTATGTGCCTACAAAGTTACCTCGCCTGTAAAACCGTGGTCGGCCTTGTCCAGTTGGTATCGTGCTTATCCAGAATTCCTGTCTCATCTTACCTCCTCAATTTCGTTGTCGCGTCCTTCACACCATAACTCAAAATTACGCTTCTGTTTCAGCCTTCGCTCATCCATTTTTATCTGCCCAACTTCCCGAAAATACTCATCCCTCTTGGCTTGTTCATCGGCAGGATACATGCGTTTACGCCTGTGTCTGGTGTTCATTTACGCCTCCACCTTTTACTAAAGTAAGTTTTGTTGTTTCCTTAATCATCTCATCCCTTTTTTCATCAATGAGATCATTTAATCTTTGGTCATCTTTACCTAACAATTGTACAAGACATAATACGAACCATGCACTATCTGGAGGTGGACTATCGCTTTTATCCATCTTAGGCAACCAAAAATGAATTTCTTTCCCATCTTCTAATATTAATCCCGATGACTTATTTGATACTTTTATCTTCATTTTCCCCTCCAAATTATTAGTATTGGCACACCTATAACTACGATCACACTGACAACGGTAAACAGAAATCCTATGTCGCCGTTGGTCATCGGCCTATATTCTTTTCGTTACGATTGTTACACCGATGATTTTATTCATAAAAGCCTCCTGTCTTTCCCTCCGAGTTGGAGTATATTTGCCATGCCGCACATTTCCGCAATCCTTGAAGGTATCCTTTCTCCGAGATTATCCCGTAATTCCTTCAGGCCGATATTGCTTGTAATAAGGGTCTGTTTCATATCCTTATATCGTTTGTCGATGATGGTATAGAGGGTCTGTAAGGTCCATTCAGTGATCTTCTCTACCCCGATGTCGTCAAGAATGAGGCAGGGTGTTACAGTATATCTCTCGATCACCGAGCTCTCTTTTTGTTCTGCCCCATACTCGAAGGTCTGTTTAATTTCTATTAAGAGATCCGTCATGGAAATAAACCGGCAATCTCTCGGCATCCTTACCATGGACTCATTATCTTTTATGATAGTTACCGGATATAATACCCCGGCCTTCATATATTCTTTCATTAAGGCTGCGGCGAGATATGTTTTACCTACCCCTGCACCCCCATAAAGATAATAACTTTCGCCCTTTAGAAATCCTTGTGTTTTTTTCCACCATACTTCTTTAATATTCTTCCCTTCCGCAAAAGTATGCCGAAGGCCAAGGCCGCGCTTCATGAGGAGTTGTTTTAATAATTCATCTTCAGGAATCAATATCTCTTCCGATATTTGCGTATGGGTCATCTTCTGTGCTACTAATGGGACCACGGTTTTTAGGCTTTCCATTGTTTCCTCCTGTGTCTTTTGGTTTTTCCCAAGTAATTACAGCCGATTTCCATGATTTCATCTTATTGAGGCCTACTTTCCACCCATTCGATTCATAGTGGTGAAACCACTTCTCGGGGTCTACATTGTTTTTCCTCTCCTTGCAGTATTCTTTAACCTGCTCAATGGTGGGCGGGGTGAATGGCTGAGTCACCGGATCGGTTTTAATCCGGTGCGAGCCATGTACTGGATTCAAAGAAGAGGGATTCAATAAGAGGGATTCAGGATTCAGCAGGATTAGTACTGTGCAAGTATCAGATTCATCTGGTGCTGGTATGATGCTTTCCGCTTCTTTTACATGGGGGTTCTGGTGCTGTGTAAATGTTGGAATTGAAAGGAAAAATTCATTCCCGTATCTGTACGCTACAACGAATCCCTTTGCGATGAGCTGATTAAGTAGCTTTAAAATGTCGGCATTGTCGTAGGGAAGTATCTCGGCTTTTAACCTCTTTGGTCGTAACTCTAACCTACCTGTTCGATCTGCCATGCACCATAAACCTTGAAAAAGTAGTCGAGCGAGTGGGTCACATTCCGCTAAAAGATCATTTTTAAAAAACCCTGGTTTAAGATTTCGAGCTCTCATATGGTTTTGTCCCTTTTATTTTGTGCCAACAAATACCGCAAAAATGAGGTATGTTCCTTTTCCCACGATTGCAATCAAAACAAGCTGTAAGAAGGTTGTTAATATCATCCTTCCCACCTTTTGAACGTGGATCTATGTGATCTACTTCAAGGGTTATTTGTGGTGGGCTCTTGCCACAGTATGCACACTTGAAACCATCACGTTTAAAAACCTCAAACCTGATTTTCTTTGTTATTGCCATTTTACCCTCACATTAAATAAAATTGCCCCCAAGAGTTGTGAGCCGAAGCATGACAACGGTTGCCGACCTCGCGGTTAAGGCACTCTTGGGGTTTAATTTTAGTCTGTGATTGTGTCATGCTGTATTCTCACGCTAATATTAAATATTACCTCGGTAATAATGTCAACAAGAAAATCAACAGGCAGGTGATTATCTATACCCCATATATAGCTAACCTCCTTCAAGGATTCCTGCCTGTCGTTTCTCTATAATTCTAACAATCCCATCATATCCCGAAGTTTCTCTGTCAAGATGTCGAGCAGTTCCGTGTTATGCTCTATCTGTGCAGCAAGGGGTGTACGGACTGCTGCCTTTTCTGCCATATCCTTTTTGAGCTTTTCATTGCCCCCATTATCCCGCAATACTGGCTCCAATCGTTTGTTTAATTCGTCAAGCACACAGGCTAAATCATTTATGCGCCCTTCGAGCCTGTTCATTTGTGCCGGTATTTCTGGTTGTCTTATTGTGGTTCCTGCGGGTGGCATTGGTGCTCGTCCTAATCCTGTTTCATTCATCTGCTATCTCCTTTTAAGGTGTTTGTTAAGTCCGGGCGGTGTATGGGGGTTACATCCGCCCGGTGTGTGGAGTGGTGCTTGGCCTTTAATTCTTCTTCCATGCGATCATTAAAACCGCAGAACTTCCCTATCATGCAGCATAGCCACAGATACACTATAATTCCCCCTATGATTACAGTGGTAATCATGTCGCGTTCCTCATCCTGCAAGCATGTTTATAGCGCCTAATAAGGCGCTCCTTCATGGTCCTCTTGTGTATCTGCGTTGGTACTTCATGGGGTACATAGTTGGTTCCTCCGCGCATAATTCCATCACCAACCTTACCCGTAAAAGCGTATCGAAAAAACTCTCGTATCATACCTATGGCTCGTTCTTTCTTAACGTGGCTCTCATGGATCTTCTGGACCGTAGGCAACGGCTTATTCTGTTTTTCCCGATAGTAGTTTTCGTCTCTCATAATATCTCCGTAATGTTAGCTATAATTCGAGTAGTAATTTCTCACAATATTCTTTTAACTTCTTAATATCGCTTGGATTCAACCTCTTGGATGGTAAGGACAGGGCTTTTAAATACCTCTGTAACAATATCTTTCTCCCTATCCTGCGTCCCATGTCCGAATAAGAGCCCAGGTGATCAAGAAATTGAAACTCGTTGTAAAGGGTATAGCTTGGGAGACGGTCCATAACTTAATCCTCGTAGTATTCAAGACCCTTAATGATCTTGCCTAAGTTAGTTCCGAAAGCCTTTGCCTTCTGGTTTGCCACTGTTACGTTAATATCAAGCAGATCAATAAGTGTAGGGTTAGAGGCAACCACTTTGATAACGTCCATCTTATTGATAACTCTTGCCTTGGGTTTTGTAGCGTATATCCGTCCGTCCACCTTGGGAACATCAGGCCTGACAATGGGGGTAGGAACAAACATTTCTTCCTCGATAATAGCCTGGGCTTCCTCTACGTTGCCCTCTTTCTCTGCTTCGATGGCTTCTGCCAGCCTTCTTTCTTCTTCCTGCTTACGGGCGATCTCAGCAAGCCTTCTCTGCTCGGCCTCAGCTTCCTCACGGACTTTACGTTGATAGGCTTTGACCTGATTAACAAGATGAGTCTTTACATCCTCAAGTGGTTGTTTCATTTTGTTCCATTGAGTAGTTATGAGTCGATGAGACTTGAAAGCTGCATCTGCCAACGGCTTATAATGGTTGTTTATTCTAGTTATTGCCTTACCTATTTCATCTACCGTGTTGTCTGCGATCTCCATGCTCATCTTGTCTGTTACACTGATAAGACGAGCTTGTTCTGACATTACCAACGCCTGTGACTCTATTTCCCTCTCAGGTGTGATGTCTATTGCTTCGTTTCCGTTCATAAGTTGTTCTCCCTCCGTATTTGATAAACTCTGTATGTGCTTAGCCAATCGTGGTAATCCTGTTTGTTGATGTAATAGTCGAGCTTATATTTCCCTTCTGCCGTAATGTAAATCGATGCCCGTTTGTAGATGGTATCAGGGGGTAGGCATAGACCGTAAGCGGCACTTTGTATTCTATGCCACCATTCCTTGACACCTGACTTGATGTCGATAAGATAAAGTTTCCCTTGCATTGTCCCTATTCTATCAAGAGTTCCACAATAACCATAGGTTTGATTATGGACCTTCATTTCTATCTGTGTGGGGACAAAACCCATTTCCTCACGGAACAATTTCCAGCCTTCAAGGTATCCTGCAACAACAGGGTCAAGGGTAGTCTCGTCAAGATCATCCTCGTCAAATAACTGTGTGGCAAGATGGACATGATGGCCCCTCTCGGCTGCACCTTCGGGGTAGGGGTATCCTGGGTAAACCTCATGGATGATGGTCGTTACCCCTGGATAGACTTTATCATCTACCGTATAAATGTGGTCTTTACTCAGCTTTATTTCCAACTTTCTCCCTCAACTTTCCAAGTGCTGTCCCCGCCCATTTGTCGGACACCCGCTCGTTGAAAATATCCTCAATGAAGTATTCCTTCTGTTGACCTTCTTTATTTTTACCTGTGAAAATTGATATTTCCTTTAACACCGATTGATACATATTCATATCGACCTCGCCATTCTCAAATTGGCAGTATAAGGACAATTCTTCATGGAGCTTTTCTTTAACGGACTTCTCACCTTCGGGTGGTGGTTCTTTCTTCTCACTCTTTCGCTGAGGTTCGGTTGTGGGGGGCTTTTGTGTTGCAGCCTTGCCATTACCTCTGTTCAATACCTCTGGAGGCATATCCTCTATATCCTGAGTGAATATGTCCGATGCTGCCGTAGCGGTTAAAACTGCATCCACTAAAGCCCGTTTCTTTGCCATCTTGACAACAGTATTTGCAAGGTCATAGGGGTTGGTGCGGATTTGTTTGATCTGATAGCCTACCTGTTTGTTGTTCTCCCACTTCTTGCCAAACTTTATCCTCTTGTGGGATTCAGGAGTAGCGTTCCATTCATCCTCTGATACTACTCCTCTCCATTTATACTTTTCTTCTTCGGTGGAACACTCACCGACTCCCGCGCCTTCGGTTATACCGCTTACCTTGTTAATGAGTTTGATTTTTACCCTGTAGCGGATCACATCGTTGAAGGACAGATCCTCAACCTCGGGGTCAGGCCATAGCTGAAAGGTGGACATAATCTTTTCAGCCCCGGGCTTTAATAAGGTTGGTTTATCTCCTGCCCCTGGTATCTTGCCATAGTGCTGACCCTCAGTCATGACACCTTTCAATATTTCCTGCAGCAAGTGAACCTGATCCTTGACCTGTGCAAGTGTCAAAGGCTTTGAAACATCATATACAGCGACATCATTACTCATACTCCCTCCTTATATTATTGCATCCCCGTGGGTGCGCTTACTTTTCCGTATCGGATTGCTTGCAACGTGATACCCCTCAAGATGTCTCTTGAGTATCAGTCTGATAACCTTCTTGGGATCATCCTTGCAGAGCCAATCTATGAGCATCAGTTTTAGTTTATCCATGTACCCTCCTTGTTTTGGCAGGGGCGACAGTTTGAGTTTTTCCGCAACTCGTATCCTTTCAAAGATGTGTCGCCCCCGTTCACCCACAAATGTTAAATAGTGATCTCCTTTCAATTATTTTACTCTTGCCCCTCCCCGACTGGTTGCGGGGCGAAACTACTGTTGTGCATTACCGCGTCTGCGGAATTTGCCTTCATAAAAATGCCTCTTGTTGTTCATTCTTAAACCCCTTATAATCTGTAAAGGGTATATGTTCTAAATAATTGAGCCTTGAGTAATACCGTGTCATGTTCTTTAATTCAATTTGTGTCCATCTTGCTGAAACAAATGAATTTTTAATTAAACAGTCTAAAGGTTGATACCTCATTGGATTAGGCTTTACTCCCCATGATCTGACAAGCTCAAGTCTATGTTTTGCATCCTCCGGTGTATCCTCGTATCCTATCAATACATATACTCCTAAATCCTTGAGGCCATATTGTTTACTTAATTCTATTGCCCTTTGTACTTCGTCAATCTCTCTGCTATGGTCAAGGGAGAATCGCACTTTTACAGCCTTCATTGTTGCCAATATTTTAGCGTGAAATTCCGTGAACAGTGCGGCTTCTAAGCCTTGGTTGAAATCTACAAAAGGAAATATTTTGAGAGATTCAATCACTTCATGGAACCGTAGTTTTGAGCTTGCCAGCAGATTGTTGTCGCAGACTACAGGGGCAGGAATATAATCAACATATCTGAAATCACCTTCTATTTTAGGAACAGCACAGAAAACACATTTATTGATACACCCTCTTGAAGTAAAACATGCTAAAGGGTTATGGAAGGCAAGGGCAGGATAAATAGTTTCTGGCTCAACGTGGGCGACATCAGCAAGGTAATCAGGCATGAGTTTCACGGCAGGGCCTCCGACAACCATTTTTTTCTTAGATGCTTCACACAGTTGACGAGCCTTGGGTAAATCCCAAGTAAACACCACGCTAAGATAGGTGGTGTCCTTGATCGTCCATGATGCTATTCCCTTTCGCCAGTTATACATTTTGCCTCGTATTTTCTCACTCGACCCCCGTTAATGTTAAAAAACTGTTACCTCCTTTCCTGTTAGATTTATTCAACTTTATCAACAGCCCTGCTATCTCGCCGACTGGTTGTGATAGCCTGTTCTTCATCCGTACAAGGATTGTCTTTGCGTTCTTCAAGTAATTCCATGTAACATGCTGTCTGAGACTTACCACTGCCAAAAGAACGTATATAGGCATCAGCCCAACATTTCTCACAGACCATTATCGTGTCCACTCCTTACTCGTTATATGCTCGTTTAAAGCACGATCACAGAGCCACTGGTTGTATGCCCTGCGGTGCTTAACCTTTTCTTCTCTCATGTCAACCTCAGCAACTACAGAGTAACAACAGGATATAATTATGACCCATAGCATGATGGATAAAAGGGAAGCCCAAAAGAGACCACGGAAGAATTTCATATGAGCACCTCCGTATGCCCGTCCTTATACATCAATACTTGCCCTTCACCTTTACATTGTTCACACTTAGGGGCTGTATACCCAAGCCAGTTACAATCGGGGCATCCTTCATCCGAATAGCCATGTTCCCAACAGTTATGCTGCTTCGGGATGTACCCGTTGACACATTCCTCATTCGGACAGGTTACGATGGTGGCAATGGCGGGGCTATCATCAGTAGATAATAATGCCCCAGCTTGACGGGCAAACTTAGCAGCCCTGCTTTCGTTGCTTGCAAGTTCAATTTCGATGAGAGCTTGACAGGTGATCATAATATCACACGATAACTATTGTTGTATTTTGACATATCTCTACCTACTCCTTGTCATTGTACTCATGCGCTCCTGTAACTTCGCTTTTTGCTCACTGGACATGATGCGTTTAGGATTTAATCCGATGTTTACCTTTAACTTCGGAACCTGATATTCGATATGCCGGATATTTCCATTCACGACTACCTTGTCAATTATCTTTGCGCCGAGTCTTGCCATCTTGTTCATAATCTTTTTATGGCAAGTAAATACGGTTACAAAATCTTCCTCATCATTCCACTGGATATGTGTTTCACGTTCGTATGCTGTCATCTTTTCCTCCTTGGTCGGGGGCATCGTTATATCTGTTCTTAATTTGAAATTTCATAAGACCTCCGACCGTTGATATTTGGTGTTGGTGTCATGTTTTCTCTTTATCAAATAGTGCTGTCTTGCATTTTGGACACTTTGTAACTTCTGCTATCCGAGGAACCCATTGGTGATTACACCGCTTACAAGTTAATTGTTTGAGTTTTATTTTCTTCATGGATATAGGGTATACCATAAGGAATAGTAAGTCAAGGATTTTGTCAAATTATTTTTACTTAGTCAAACTAAGTATTATATAGGTATTTTATAGGTAAAAATAATTCGTTCTTACTCTATCAACGGTTTATGATATAAGTATATATTTTTTGATATTGACAAAAAAAAATAATCGTTTATACTTGTTGACAGAATGAAAACATATTCCCGACAATTAAAATCAGTTGTAAAAAATAAAAAACAATATACACTCAATAAGGACTTAGCAATTGATTTAGGGCGTGAATTACAGATTCCGCCAATACAATTTATACACCCAAAACGATGGGAAACATTTATTAGGGCATGGCCGGAATTAGTAACTATTCCAACCAAGGAGTCCACATGAAACAATACCTTATTAAGCACGACCAACCTCCGCGCGAGATCCCGAAGCCAAAACTTGAGCGCCTGGCCTTTGGAAAGTACAAAGGGTATCGGTTCGAGGATGTTCCGGAGAGTTATCTTATTAAGTTGTGTGACGATTTCAATAGAGATCAGATAGGCATTATGCCCGATCAGCGCTTTCAATTCAAGGTGCCCCTGGAAGTTCGAGAAAGGGCAAGGGAAGAATTGAAGCGTAGAGGATGGCGAAAAAAAGGGAGTAGATGGGAATATGGTTTATAAGCGTGTAGTCATCAACGGTGAAGTCTACCCTGGCGAGGACATTAAGGATGTCATCTTTCCTTCGCCTACTCAACTATATTGGCAGGTATATCTCAAGGACGGTAGACAGTTTTTTGTTATGGACCATATTGTCGTGGATGTAAAGGAATGACAGAATTTATTAAGTTTAAAAAGATACCACGTTTATCAAGGGAATGTATTATTACCGAGAAGATTGATGGTACTAATGGCTGTATCTATGTTGGCGAAGATGGAGAGTTTCTTGTAGGTAGCCGTTCCCGATGGATTACTCCCGAACAAGATAACTTTGGCTTTGCACGTTGGGCTTATGAGCATAAAGACGAACTTATTGAAGGTCTTGGATTCGGCACACATTACGGTGAATGGTGGGGAAGTGGTATCCAAAGAGGCTACGACTTACCGAAAGGTGAAAAGCGTTTCTCTTTGTTCAACACAAGACGATGGACGGATGATGTAAGACCTTCTTGTTGCCATGTCGTTCCTGTCCTATATACTGGCATATTTGACACGCAGGAAGTCAACGCAGCACTCCATAGGCTCCGTCTATATGGCAGTTCTGCATCAAGGGGTTTTATGAAGCCCGAAGGTGTAGTTGTGTTCCATATCGCTGGAAACCTTATGTTCAAAAAGACTATTGAGAAAGATGATGAACCAAAAGGGAAGGTGAAAAAACAGCCTCCCGATTTAACAGCGGGAGAATTTTAGGAGGGACGAACGATGAATGTTGAAGATTACAAAAAGCTCGAAGCCTACTATGCCGCAGCCAAGTCACTCAAGAATCAGATTGAGCACATTGAAAGGGTGCTTCATGGCGTTCGATACCGCGCAAAGGACGGCTGTAAGTCATTCAGAATATTCATACAACGCGCGGACGGGAATGGGCGCGACCAAGGATGTCACGCAACGATACCTGAATACATATTCCGGGATGCAATCGTGCCATCCTTGGCGGAATCACTGAAAGGACTACGCGATGACCTGAAGGCGCTTCCGCCAGTTCATTGTGACGACAAGAAAGAACACGAAAAGCGGAAATCAACATCAAAATAATCTTCCGGTATGTATCGTTTAACAGCGAGAGAAACCCGGATGTTAACAGCAAAGGAGAAAATTGTGAATAGATACATGTGTCAAATAGACGGA